GGCTGAAGAAGCTGATCTAGATATTCCAAAAGAATTACAGGATCGTGATGAAATTCAGGTTAATGTCTGGATATGTAACGGACAAATCCTGCGTCTGGTACTAAACCCATTCACTCCTAGCCGTATTCCTTACTCAGCCGTACCATATGAACTAAACCCCTACGGTTTCTTCGGTATTGGCGTTGCAGAGAATATGGAAGACACGCAGTTGCTGATGAACGGCTTCATGCGAATGGCAGTGGACAATGGTGCGCTATCAGGCAACCTGCTTATTGAGATTGATGAAACAAACTTAGTCCCAGGCCAAGACCTATCAGTATACCCAGGGAAGGTATTCCGTAGACAGGCAGGCGCACCAGGACAAGCTATCTTCGGTACTAAGTTTCCGAATGTTTCTAATGAATTGTTAATGATGTTCGACAAGGCACGTCAGCTATCTGACGAGTCTACAGGTATTCCATCTTATAGCCACGGTTCCACGGGCATTATGGGGGTAGGCCGTACCGCTTCTGGTATGTCCATGCTTATGGGTGCAGCCGCACAGAACATTAAGGCTGTAGTGCGTAACATCGATGACTACCTTCTGGCCCCATTGGGTAAAGCACTCTTTGCTTTCAACATGCAGTTTAACTTCGACAAAGAATTCACCAACGGTGATCTGGAAGTTAAGGCCCGTGGTACGGAAAGCTTAATGCGTAACGAGATACGTTCACAACGCCTGCTACAGTTCATGCAGATGACATCGAACCAACAGATGGCACCATTTGTTAAGTATGACTACGTGCTACGTGAACTAGCGGCCTCTATGGACCTAGACGAAGATAAAATCCTGAATGATCAGCGTGAAGCAATCATGCAGGCTAAGATGATGGCAGACATCCAAGCTATGATGCCACAACAGCCTCAACAGGCACAGCCTGCACCAGAAGGTGGCGCACCTAACCCACAAGACCCTACAGGCAATGGTGGCGGTAATATAGCCCCAGGGAATGCACCAGAACCTAACGCTGCAGGCTTCACTGGTGGTGGCGGTGGAGACAATGGTGGGCAGCAACCTCAACAACCCCCTAATCAGCCACCAGTACAATAATGGATAAGCAGTTTTTTCGTAGTCTGCTTCTTCTGGTTAACGACAAAGACCAGATGGAACGCCTAGACCAGTACGCACAATATCGTATCGAACAGCACCGTGACAATCTTGAGAAAGAGAAAGATCGGGATCGTATCCTAGAGATACAGGGCGCAATCAAAGAACTTCGTAGATTTAGTACATTGCGTGATGAAGCAATTAAGGGAGCCGAATAGTGGCAAGTATTCGCAAAGTTGAGGGCGTTAAAACCCGTAATGGCAAGCCTATTTGGGTTGATGGACTTAACTATGGCGATGAGTATTCAGAAAAGACTGAAAGCTTTACCTACGGGGATGGGTATCTTGTATCACCCACAATAAATCCTGAAACAGGTGATCGTTACGACATTCCTTCTTTGATGGATTATTACAAAGAAAACGGCCCGTATGATCCTTATACAGGTGAAAAGTTACCTGTTTTTCAGGAAATGGATACTGCAGAAGAGTATTCTAAGTGGCGGTCAGAAAACATACTTAATTTCGATCTTACTGATCAGGAATTCTACACAGGCGAAAGTGGTGAATACTTTAAGCAAGATGGTTCTGACACCACTTGGGCAGATCGTAAGCAAGACGCTATCGATTATGCGGCAGGCGCACGGGACAGTGTGTACGGATTTTTAGGAATACCCCTAGACGATGAAGAAGAAGCAGGCATGGCTCTTGGGGGGTTAGCTGTAGCCCGTAAGGGTATTGCAACAGAGGAAGGCGAGGAAATGGCTAACAAAAAGTTTCAGCGTGACGACAAGAAAGCTGACCTAGATGGCAACGGCGAACTAAGCGGCTACGAGAAAGCCCGTGGGGATGCCATTCAACAGGCGATGGCTGACGATCCAGAAGCTGAAGAGAAGATCGGCATGTACCACGGTGGTATGCCTTGTGGTTGCGACGAAGGTCTTATGACTGATCCTGTATCAGGTAACGAAATACCTATCGGATCAAGCGCAGAGAATGTGCGTGACGATATTGAGATTATGATTTCTGAAGGTGAATACGTTCTGCCTGCAGATGTCGTTAAGTGGCACGGCTTGAGACATATCATGGATATGGAAGCTGAAGCAAAGATGGGCCTTATGGGCATGTATGCTCAAGGTCTGATCCAATACGTGGACGAAGAAGGAAGCGTAGAGGAAGAGGTGGAAGAGGCTGAAGAAGTTACCGAAACCCCAGAAGGCAATGAGGTCGAGGTAGCATCTGTAGAGGTGACTGAAGAAGAACCCGAAGTCAATGAAACTGAAGAATATCAGGAAAGTGAATACGGCACGAAGACTTCGCTGTATGGGATGATGAAACCTAAAAAGGTAGCGTTCATCTCGTAAACTTATTGGGCTACCCGTATTCGGCCCCCAAGGAAAAATCATGGCAAGATATAAACGTGCAGAAGAGGCAGACGATAGTCTGTCTTACAGTCAAGAACTGGAAAAAACACAACAAGTAGAAGCTGAACCCCAAGATGCAGAAGAAGCTTCGTTTAAGAAGCGTTATGGTGACCTACGTCGCCATATGCAACAGCTAATGCATCAAAAAGATCAAGAGATTGAGAATATTAAAAATCAGCTTGATACGGCTGCTAGGGGACAAATTAAGTTTCCTAAGACGGACGAAGAGATTGAGCAATGGTCTAAGAAGTATCCAGACGTTGCAAAGATCGTAGACACAATTGCTCGTAAACGTGCAAACGAAGTTGCTGAACATCTAAAGAATGGTGAGAAGCGTCTTGAGCAAATTGAGACAAGTCTGACCCGTCGTGAAGCTGAACAACAGCTTATGAAGCTACATCCTGATTTTGGGCAGATACGGCAAGACCCCGCCTTTCATGAATGGGTAGCCTTACAGCCAATGTATATTCAGGACGCACTGTATAAAAACAATACAGATGCTCAAGCTGCATCCCGTGCAATTGATTTGTACAAAGCAGATACAGGTAAGCGTAAGACCTCTGCTAACCCTAAGTCTGCAGCACAAGCAGTAGGACGTACATCTAGCACGTCACCTAGCCCACAAGGTGGCAAAGCACGTTTCTCTGAAAGCCAAGTAGCAGCGATGTCTGATCGTGATTACGAGAAGAATGAAGACGCTATCTTGGAAGCAATGCGAACAGGTGCTTTCGTCTACGACGTATCAGGCGCAGCACGGTAAAGAAAAAAGCCAACAGTAGATAATAAAGACCATTTACTGTTGGCTATAAAAATGTTATAATGATTGTAGTAACAGATTCTTCTTAGTCTTTAAGTAAAGATTATGATGAGGTTGTTTCTTCAATCTCTAAACAGGAATAGGGCCTCAATTAAGACTACCCCTATCCCCTTTTTTCAGAAGAAATACGACAATAAGTCCACCAGTACGGTGAGGCCCGTTATGTGCTGCAACACATGGCGCACCCTCACATTAGTACTGCCACTCAACTGTCCTCTTCTGTGTTCTGTCCGAAGCGCAAGCTTCTAGCCATTTCACAAAGGAGACACAAAATGGCATTTCCAGTAGCATCAGGTTATGGCAACTTGCCCAATGGCAATTTCTCGCCAGTAATCTACTCTAAGAAAGTTCAAAAAGCTTTCCGTAACTCTTCTGTTGTAGAAGATGTCACAAACACTGACTATAGCGGCGAAATCGCCAACATGGGAGATAGTGTTAAGATCATCAAAGAACCCGACATCACTATCAATTCGTATAGCCGTGGTACTACATTGGCTACACAAGATTTGACAGATGCCGATTTCACTATGGTCATCACTGAAGCGAACTACTTCCAGTTTGCAATGGATGACATCGAAGAAGCGCACTCACATGTGAACTTCATCGATTTGGCAACAGATCGTGCAGGCTTTAAACTGCGTGATACTTTTGACCGTGAAGTTCTTGGCTATATGTCAGGTTGGGATTGGGATGGTTCTGCATGGGGTCGTCGTACTGCACTAGATACAGGTGGTACAAAAGCTGACTCAACTGCAGGCAACGACGAATTACTTGCGGCACACAAACTCAATATCACCTCATTTGGTGGCAGCGATCTTGGTGTTGAAGCAGAAGTAACTTCTATCCCAGTTGCTGCAGGCGGTGGCGCAGGTGCGATCACTTCCCCTCTAGCAGTCCTAAACCGTATGGCACGTTTGCTAGACGCAGCTAACGTCGATACAGATGGTCGTTGGGTTGTTGTTGACCCTGTCTTCAAAGAAATCCTAATGGATGAAGACGCAAAATTGGTCAACGGTGACTACGGTGGAGAAGGTGAAGTACGCAATGGTCGTCTTCCAGGCACCATCCGTGGCTTCCGTGTCTACACTTCAAACAACCTTCCATACGAAGGTACAGGCGCAGGTACATCTGCATCTGCAGGTTCTGAAGCAAACTACGGTGTTATCGTAGCGGGACACGACAGTGCGGTAGCGGTAGCGGATCAGATCGCAAAGACTGAATCTTTCCGTTCACCAGACACATTCGCAGACATCGTCCGTGGTATGCAGCTTTATGGTCGCAAAATCTTGCGCCCAGAAGGCCTTATCACAGCGAACTACAACTTGGCTTAATTGCCTACGGGGGCAGGCTTCGGCTTGCCCCTTCACTCTATTTAGGGGTATGTAATGCCATCTAGTTATATTGATCTTTGCAATAAAACTTTGCGTCGTCTGAATGAGGTGGAAATCTCTGCAGACGATTTTCCGACTGTACGTGGTGTTCAGGCCCTAGTTAAAGATGCGGTTAAAGCAGCGATAGCTAAAGTAAACCAAGCGGAATATGGTTGGCCTTTCAATGCTGCAGAACACACGCAAGTCCTGACTGCAGGACAGACAGAATACACATGGCCCGATTATTTTAAGGTATCTGATTGGAACAGTTTCCAGATACAAAAAGATGATAGCCTAGCAGTCACCTATAAGACTTTAAAATCTATAGACCGTGATGAATGGTATAGAGACTATCGTGATGATGATTATGATGCAGGAAGCACAGGCCGTGCTGTTCCTGATTTTGTCTTTCCTAGCCACGGTAATGGTTTCGGTGTTTCGCCTTCTCCTGACAAGGCCTACACAGTTAGATTTAGATACTATCAAAACTACAGTGACCTGACAGCGGCTACTGACGTAACCCGCATTCCTGAAAGTTTTGATACGGTAATCGTAGATGGTGCAATCTATCACCTCTACATGTTCAAAGATAACCTTGAGGCAGCAAGTGCTGCCTTTACTGCTTTCCAACAAGGTATCAAAGACCTTCAGACTTTGTACATCAACAACTACCAGTACATCAGTGATACAAGGGTCAAATTTTAATGGCAGACCGCATTGATAGTTTCAAAGTCATATGCTCTGGCGGTCTAAACTCAAACGAGAATCATCTAGACCTATCAGACAATAAGCCTGGGGCTGCAACCCGTCTGGTGAACTACGAACCGTCGTTGTTTGGTGGCTATAGACGTGTTGAGGGCTTTGAACTTTATGATGCAGCTTATCCTGAAGTAGATGACGTTAACAACGCAGGTAGCGCAGAAGGCAAGGTACTAGGACTAGCGATCTTTAAAGACGACGTTTCTAATCTTACAAAGATCATTGCCGCTCGTAAGGATGTAGGGGCTACGACATATAGCTTCTACTACTACACTCCACTTATTGGATGGAGGCCTTTTACCCTAGATCACAGTATCGTTAGAAACACGACAGATGGTGTCCGTACTGTTGAAAAGCTTCGTCACGTATCTTTTAACTTTGGTACAGGTAACCGTATTTGTTTTGTAGACGGTGTTAACCCTGCTATTGTTTATGACGGTCAGCATTGGGAAGAACTAAGATCAACAGGCACAGGGGGAAACCCCGCTGATGCAGGCCACACAACAAACACAGGTGGTGGTGATCAGTGTCTAGATGCACCTGCACTTGTAGACGTATTTGCTAACCATCTATTCCTAGCAGGGGATGAAACTAATAGAGCGACAATTGCTCACTCTGCCCCTACTAACAGTGCATCCCCTTATGGATATTATGACTTCACTAACGCCAATGCGGCGGGACAACTAGCTTCAGGCTTTGATGTCGTTCAGATCAAACCTTTCCGTGACAACCTATTTGTATTCGGAAGCAACGGAATTAAAAAAGTAGCGGCAGACGTTACATCAGGTTTCGTAACAGATCAGGTTACAGCTAACGTCGGATGTATTTCCCGTGATAGTGTGCTTGAGATTGGCGGCGACTTGATGTTCCTAGCACCAGACGGATTTCGCCCAGTTGCAGGTACAGCCCGTATTGGTGACGTTGAACTGGAAACAGTTTCTAAGTCTATCCAAGGCCTACTGGTTAACACAATCCAGAACTTTGATATGGATACCATTAACGGTGTTGTTATCCGTTCTAAGTCACAGATCAGATACTTTGTTGGCGATGATACAATCGATACCCCAGACAGTTTAGGTATCATCGGCGGCTTATCAGACAGTACGGGTTCTATCTCTTGGGAGTTTGGTGAACTACTAGGTATCCGTGCTTCCTGCGCTACGTCTGATTACATTGGTACTGAAGAGTTTGTTTTACATGGTGATTACGACGGTAAGGTTTATCGGCAGGAACGTAACACCACATTCAATGGCGCAGACATTGTTGCAGTATACGCAACGCCATATCTAGATTTCGGTGAAACAGAAGAACGCAAAGTTCTACGCAAGATAAACACTTTCATCCGTGCTGAAGGCCCTCTGGAAATGAACCTTTCCGTAGCTTTCGATTGGGGTGATTACAACACTGCAAGACCTTCAACGTATAGCCAAGCATCAGAAGGTGGTCCCACAGTCTTTGGGGGCCGAAACATTACCTACAACGGGGCCAACGTGGTCTACGGGGGTTCGTCTAAACCAATCATGACCTCAGATATTCAAGGGTCGGGTTTCTCAATTAAAGCGACGTATGTGACGGTAGGAGATTTTGAACCCTACTCAATCCAAGGGATCGTCTTTGAATATTCTACCGCAGGGAGAAGATAAACATGGCAGGTTATACACGCCAGAGTATCGCATCGATCATTAACGGTGAAGATATTACAGCACCGCCACTTACGGCTGAATTTAACCAGCTTGCTGATGCTTTTAACGGAAGCACAGGCCACTCGCATGATGGCACTACAGGTAATGCTCCTAAGATTGATCTTACCACTTCGGTAACAGGATTTCTTCCTGCAGTGCATGGCGGCATTGGTGGTAAGAATAACTTCGCTGCTACTACAAACCCACTAGCTACAGACGATGCCGTAGCAGGATATGCCCCAGGGTCTATGTGGGAAAACATTAACACTGGTCGAGTGTTTATCTGTGTGGGCAATACGTCTAACGCAGCCGTTTGGCGTGAACTGGTACAGATTATTAGTTCTAACAAGATTGAGCCTATTGCCCATGACACTATTGACCTTGGTACACCAAGCGTTCGCTTCCAAGATTTGTATTTGTCTGGTGGTATCTCTGCATCAGGTAACGCAGCTATCGGCGGTACACTGGCAGTTTCAGGTGCTACCACACTAAACAGCACACTGCAGGTGGTTGGAACTACCCTGCTAAATGGTAATGTTACTTTAGGTGATGCAGATACAGATAATATTACATTCTCTGGTGAAGTAATCTCTGCAATCACGCCAAGCACAACAAACGCCTATGATCTTGGTACATCTACAAAAGAATGGCGTGATCTATACCTAGATGGTACAGCGCATGTAGATACCCTCGACGTAGACGAAAACGCAGGCATTATAGGTAACCTAGAGGTTACTGGTAACACAACGCTTACAGGCACACTGGGCGTGACAGGCGATGCGACTGTAGCCAACTTGTCTGCTACAGGAACAACCACAATTACCTCTGTAGACCTAAACTCTGGTGCTATAGATGGTGCAGTTATTGGTTCTGCATCACCTGCAGCGGGTACATTTACTACACTAAATGCTAATACTAGCCTGACTGCAGCTACAGCCGATATTAATGGCGGTACATTAGATGGCGTAACAATTGGCGGTACAACCTCTGCACCTGCTACAGTCACTAGCTTGACTGCCACAGGTACTTCAACGCTATCTACTGTAGACATTAATGCAGGTGCTATTGATGGTACGACTATTGGTGCTACTAGCCATACGACAGGTAAGTTCACAACGCTTCAGTCTACTGGCGCAGCAACACTTGCTACAGTCAATATAGACGGTGGTACAATCGATGGAACTGCTATTGGTGGGTCTACAACCTCATCAGGTGCTTTCACCACTGTATCGGCTTCTGGTGGCTTCACAGGCGATCTTACGGGTGATGTAACAGGTAACGTCACAGGTAATGTTACTGGTGCTATTACAGGTAACGTAACGGGCAACCTAACTGGTAACGTAACATCTAGCGGATCGTCTTCATTCAACAACGTCACTATCGACGGTACGTTGAATATGAACGCAGGTACAACTGCTACAATCACTAACCTTACTAGCCCAACGAATACTAATGATGCGGCTACAAAAGGCTACGTCGATACTTCGCTTGCTAACCTAGTAGATAGCGCACCAGGAACTCTGGATACGCTAAATGAACTAGCGGCTGCGCTAGGTGATGATCCTAACTTCAGCACCACAATCACAAACAGCATTGCGACTAAACTACCTCTAGCAGGTGGCACTATGACAGGTGCTATTGCTATGGGTACGTCTAAGATCACT